GGTAGACAGTGGGAACTATCATATCGTTTAGGTATGAGACCTTGGATCTGTGTAGCATACTCAGCTCCTGTATCTGCTGCATTCGCAGTCTTTTTAGTATATCCATTTGGTCAGGGTTCATTCTCTGATGGAATGCCATTAGGTATTTCTGGTACGTTTAACTTCATGTTCGTATTCCAAGCAGAGCATAATATCTTGATGCATCCTTTCCATATGGCAGGTGTAGCAGGTATGTTCGGTGGAGCACTATTCAGTGCTATGCACGGTTCACTCGTTACTTCTTCTCTAATCAGAGAAACAACAGATAACGAATCACAAAACTACGGTTACAAGTTCGGTCAAGAAGAAGAGACTTATAACATTGTTGCTGCTCATGGATACTTCGGTAGACTTATCTTCCAGTATGCATCATTCAACAACAGTAGAAGTCTTCACTTCTTCCTTGCTACCTTCCCAGTAGTTTGTGTATGGTTAACCTCAATGGGTATCTGTACTATGGCATTCAATCTTAACGGATTCAACTTTAACCAGTCTGTGGTTGATGCTAATGGTAAAGTTGTCCCTACATGGGGTGACGTTCTTAACAGAGCAAACCTTGGTATGGAAGTAATGCACGAGCGTAATGCTCACAACTTCCCATTAGACCTTGCTGCTGCAGAGTCTACTGAAGTTGCACTTGTTGCTCCATCAGTTGGTTGATAAAATTTAACACTTATGTTATATTCAAGAGACCCTTCGGGGTCTCTTTTTTATTGGAGATTTAAATGACTGTAGAAAATGAAGGAGAATTGATTGCAGAACTTCTCTGTATTGCAGGTGAACTTGGTGGAAAAATGCAAAGACTTACTACCTATGATAGTAAAGGGACAACAAGTAAGAAAATTGTGATAGAATATGATATTCAGGAGAGGGGTAAAGATGATTGAAGAAATTTCTAAATTCCCTGAAGAGTATAAAAAGATGATGGGGGGTAAATTAACTAAACGTCAAATAGAAATACTTGATGGTGATGATTTAAAATCACATGAGGGTATGATGTTTGGTGAAATGTATTCTGATTGGAAGAAGAGAAGGGGGTTTAAATGGACTTAAATTCTCTTGAACATATCAAAATAGTAAATAGTATCTTTAATGCCTTACAGAGGCACAGAGGATCCTTATAGTAGGAGTATTATTATGAGTGGAGATGGAGGACCAGTAAAACAACCGTTGAAGTTCTATTCAAAAGAACCAACGGATGTAAGAGATATTTTATTACAAACAGGTAAAGTAAAAACTGTTTATATAATGGATAAAGAACCTGAAAAGGTCTACGTTCATTTTCATGATAAAGTAACTGCTGGTAATGGTAGACGTTCAGAGACGATGGAGAGTAAGGGACAAGTATGTTGTCTTATCTCTGCACTTCTTTTTGAACATATGGAGAAGCGTGGTATTAGAACACACTTTATTGATGTTCCTTATCTTGACACATTATTATGTAAGAAGTTGACAATCATTCCCGTAGAAGTTATTGTAAGAAACATCACAGCAGGATCTATTGTTAGTCAAACTACTTTAGAAGAGGGTAAATTCATTAATCCACCTATTGTAGAGTTCTTTCTAAAAGATGATGCTAAAGATGATCCATTACTTACAGAAGATCGTGTAAGATTAATGGGATATGATACCCAACCACTTATTGATGGTGCATTGATGGTAAATACTCACCTTCAGATGCTATTCAATTTAATGGATATCGACCTTGTTGATTTCAAATTGGAGTTTGGTTACGATGCTCACGGCAATTTACTCTTGGCTGATGAATTATCACCTGACAACATGCGACTCTGGGCAAAAGGAACCAGACAACGCTTCGACAAAGACCTTTTCCGTAAAGATGAAGGTGATATCGTTGAAGCATACAAATATATACTAAATAAACTTCGTCAGTACACCTGATAAAAATGCACGGAAATTTAGAACCAGAAGAAAAAGTTATGACTTCAAAAAACTTCACCGTCTTTTCAAAAGATGGTTGTCCATATTGCACAAAGATCCAAGAAGTATTAGATTTAGCAGGTCTAAGTTATGTAACTTATAAATTAGGTAAAGACTTTGATAGAAAAAGTTTCTATGGTGAGTTTGGGGAAGGTTCTACATTTCCTCAAGTAACAATGAATGGAGAGAAACTTGGTGGATGTACAGATACAGTTAAGTACCTACAGGAGAAACAATTAGTCTAATGAAAGAAGACTTTGAAAATGTATATGATATGATAGAACATGCAATAGAACTTTCGTTTGAGGGTAAGATGCAACTTAAGTTCTATGAGTTTCTAAAGTATCGTAAGACAACGAAAGCAGAGGTTGATGCTTTTCTTCAGAGTTCTACTGCAAAAGAACTTGCTGATGAAGTATTAGAACTACAAGAGTATATTAAAGGTGGTAAAGATAACTTACACCAACAATTGCGTGAGGCATATGGTCATATACCTAAACCTCAAGCAAGAAAAATAACCAAATACTTGGGTGGTATCCTTGAGGATGCAGTGAGGTATAGCAATGACAGAAAACCAGGAAGACGAAAAAAAGTCTCTAAATAAAAGCAAACCCACTGAAATTAATAGAGGGGTTGAACTACTATTAAGAAATAGGAGGAAAAAACCAGAACCATCAAAAACATTTCAGGTAAAGTTTGGAAAATTAATTGCACTCTGGAATAGAGAAATTGTTTTTCACTTTAATTTTTACTTGGACATTAGAAAAAAATAACACTCTGAGGAGGAGTATCATGGACATGACCATAGTAACCTTAACTCTTACGACAGTAGTTTCTCTACTTGCATTATTAGTGGGAGGTATGATAGGATGGATGGCAAGACAACATTCATATGAAACTACACCTCAAGTAGTGTATACTCATCCAGAAATGTTTGATGCAAATGGACAACTTGTTCCCGATGAAATTTTAGCTCTAAGAATTGAAAACAATCATGACATCAACAACGACGAAGAAGAAGACGACGACTAAAAGGAAGTCTCCTGCAAAGAGAGTTAAACTTCCACCTAATCCTTTTATTCATGAGATACTTGAACTTGCAAGTTCTCAAAGAACAAAAGCAAAGAAGGTTGATATTCTTAAAGAATATAGAGATGATTCATTAACTGCTATTCTTATATGGAATTTTGATGATACAGTTAAGTCTGCAGTTCCTGAAGGAGAAGTTCCTTATAAAGAGAATGAAGTACCAGTAGGCACAGATCATACATCATTGCGTAGAGAATGGAAGCAACTTTATCATTTCATTCAGGGTGGTAATAATACTTTAAGTGCTCTTCGTAGAGAGACTATGTTTATTCAGATGCTTGAGGGTCTTCATCCAGAAGAAGCAAAGATTATTTGTTTGGTTAAAGACAAGAGACTTACTGAACAATATAAGATTACATATGATGTAGTAAAAGAAGCATATCCTGATATCACATGGGGTGGTAGGTCATGACGACTAAAACAGAGAAGAAAGTGGAAGAAAAGGAAATAAAACAAGAAGAACAATTTAAACCCTCTGAATATGGGTGTGAAATTTTGTTGGAAAAAACTACTCTTGTGAAAGCACAGGATACAAATTTTCCAACAGATGCACATCTTGTTTGGTATAACATAGATGGTGAAGAGCATCTTGATTTAACACGTTGCTCAAAGAGAACAGATTTATTTGACATGTATTATGATCGTTATGGTCCTAATGTGGTAAAAAGATTTGATCATGGTAGAGGTACAATTAAACCAAACCTTTGGGGATATAGACAACCAGATAAGAAAGCAACACGGAAAAGGAAAAGACCATGAATGATGATGAGATAAGAGCTCAGATAAATGAACTTATCCGAGATGAAATACAAGAGAATATAAATGAGTATGTTGATGCTCAAGATGAAACTAAGAAGAGTGGACTTGGATTTGTTGGTAAGGAAGGTGAGGATCAATTGAAAGTTAATATACCCAATGCAGAGATTGATAAGTTACTTAAAGAGTATAAAAAGATTAAGAAGAATCAGAAGTCTAATTTTGCCCAGATCAAGAAACTTGGTTTGGTTGATAGACATGGGAATGAATTAAATGCTGAGTAAAGATCAGAGATTAAAGTGCGTTGAGATTGCATGTAAAATTAGATTAAACAGAGAGGTGACATTAAGCGACATGATATGGTATAATAAGTTGGTAGAGCATAATAGACATGCAAGAGGTATCCATGAGAGATTCACTTATAAAGGCGGTGCTAGCCCATGCCAGTGGCGAAATTGAAAAGCACAAAGCCAATGTAAACGTTTATCTAGAACATCCAGCAGGAATTGGAGAGCATTCAGATATAACTGAAGCAATTCAATGCGAATTGGATAAGATTGCTAGGTATCACGATCAAATAGAAGTAATTCAGAAGTACTTTAAGTAGTTTTGTATCACAAAATACACATTTACTTGCATATATAGTATACATGTGTTAGTATTAACACACACGTTCAACCCCTTGTG